TCAAGCGGGTAGGTGGCGGCGCGGTCGGTGGCGTTGGCGTTCGTGAAAAAATAAACAGCCTGAATCGAGTTGTTGCCGTTGGTTTGGTTGGCCGCCACTTTGATCTTGAGTGGAAACCCAGCCGCTGAACTGGCGACCGTTTCGCTGGGTAGGTGGTTGAACACCAACACCCCAGACACCGTGCCTGTGTTGGCAATGCTGACAACCACGGTCGTGGCATTGGTGATGCTCACCACCTGGGCCATGGGGGCAATTCCCGTGCCGTACACATAATCGCCCGCTTCGACTCCGACCGTCGAAGTCATCGTTACGTTGGTCGAGGCGCTTGCGCCGCCGCCGCCTGTTCGGTTGTAAAAAAGGTTGTGCCAACTCGCCCCAGCATCCAGGCTGTACGTCACGTCGTTTGCGTTGGCCGTGCCACCATTGATGACGGGCTGCACGTTCGGGAACGAGCCGTGGCCCCGAATAGGTTCGTCAATTGTGAACTCAGCAGTCCTTCCGGTCGCCAGGAGCGCCAAGGCTCCGGTTGAAGTGAACCCGGCACCGCCAGACAGCGCAACTTGGTTCGATGTTTCTGCGGTCGCCTCGTTCATCTGCACCGCCACGCGCCCATTGATAGGTGTGAAGGTCAGAGTACCGCTGGCGGCCCCGGCATTGAGGCAGGTAAATTGAAACGTGTTTCCTACGTTCACAGGGCTTGCGACAGCCGTGATTTGTGTCAGCGTCTTAACGCCCAGCACGACGGCAGCTGCATCACTGGTTGCGGTCACAAGCACCTGATCGCCCACCCGCAGGCCGTGGTTGCTGCTGGTCACGGTACAGGTTGTTGTCGACCTGCTCCAGCTCACACCGCTGGTAGACGCGGGCTGCGCCGTGGTGTAGAAGTCAATAAAGTGCGTGCCGTAGGTCGAGGTCTGGAAAGTCAGCAACGGTGTACTCTGCAACTGCCTCACAAAGCAGTTCAGCAATGGGTTGGCTTGAACACCCCATTCAGTCCCCCACACATCCTCAAGGTAGATGTTTTTGGAAGAGTTATCGGCGCTCGATGCAAGCACCCCCGTCCTCAAATGCGGCACGTAGCAGCGTTGTATATACACGCCATTGGCTGCGGCCCCGGTAGCAAAACCCACCAACACCCCGGCCATGGTGGGGTAGTAGCGCAGATTCTGACCAGCTGTTTGCCCTGCGTTGAGCACTGTTGCCGTGAAAGTGTCGGCGGTAGGTGCCGCCAAAACCGACCACAAGGTTGCGGTGGTCGTGGTAACTGCCTTCGGGGCCACATCCGAACACATATTGACCGCGATCGTGTCGCCCGCCTTGAGGCCATGGGCTACCTTGGTCACGGTCATGGTGGTGGTGGCTCGAGTCCACGTGGCATCCACCATCGGGCCACCCATGTCAAGCGGCGCGGCGGCAGTGCCAAGGCTGCGCAACTTGATGTTGTTGCACCCGGCCACCCCGAGGTTCAACACACCTGAGTAGGGTTGCACCAAAGGCAGCCCGCCGAAACTCAAGCCGTCAAACTTCATGTTATAGCTGGGGGCTGTAATCAAATCCCACACATACATCGGTATGGTCGCAGCCGTTGTCGAAGCAATGTTGTCGTAGTAGACCGTGCCGGTAAACACCGTGCTATCGCAGCCAACCAAGGCGTAGCGTCCGCCCCCAGCCATACAGTCCTCAAAGGTACAGCCGATAACCCGCGTCAGGGTGGCCGTGCCCGTGGTGGCGTTGGCCGCCTTGGTAAGCGAACGTGACTTCAGGTTCGTGACCGTGAACCCAGTGCAGTCGGTCCAACTTTCGATGTAAGCCCCAGATGCTGCCTGAGCAATCCGGCTCATGGTGCAGTTGCGTATGGTGCCGCCCGCAAACATCAGACTCAAGTTCAGGGCAATCTGCGTGTTGGCCGTGCCCGCCTGACCCACACCGACGTCCCACAAGGTCAGCGGTGAGGCAGTCTCTGAAATGGTCAGCGACTCAAACGTAGACACATACTTGCAACTGACCGAATAGGCCTGTGCAAAGCTCATGTACCAGGCGCAAGACACCTTGTCCATCACCAACGCCCCGCCACCGGTCGTGGTGAAGTCGTAGCGAGTGGCCAGCGTCGCGTTGGGCAACACGTTGGCCGTGCGGGCGGCGGTCGTGCAGTTTTGCAAAAACACGTTGGGCACGCGCAGCTTGCGCCCAGCGGGCACTATGTAGCCGCCGGTGGAGTTGGTGCCGTCTGAGCCAAAGTAAACCAAGCCAGCCGTTGTAATCCAGCACCACTTTCCGCGCACCTCATCGGTCTGAATGTTGGCAACCAAGGCTGGGCGCGATCCTGCGTTGGGGTAAAACTCATACACCGATGCCGAGCCGCCAGAAGTCCAGGTGCCCGGATCAGCTGCTGTCACCGTAAACGTGTTGGGCGTCTTGGCAGTGATTACAACGTCGCTCAAGTTGTAGCCCGACGGCGAAGCCCCCGTAATGCTCACCTCTTGACCGACAAAGAATCCATGCCCAGCGGCGGTGAATGTGATGCTGCCGGCGGCGGGCGCAGCCCCTGTGATGGTCGCTGATGCTGACTGCACCCAGACGCCTGCTACATAAGTGAGCGAGCCGTTGGTGGGTATCTGGTAAGTCGAGGTGCGAGTCCCGGTCGTCGTCGTGCCAAGGAAGTCGTACCACGCCCCTAAAATAGAAACCGTACCAAGCCGGTATGCGGTCAGTGTTGAAGCCTCATCCCCCACCACCTCAATCCAGCCGGGGTACGAATCAATCCCACCAAAACCAGGCAGCGTAAAAGTAAACCCCGCCTGCGTGTAAGTGCCCGACGTGGGGAATGGCACCCCGTTCCACTCCGTCACTTTCAAATAGCCCGATGACACGCCCGTCAGAGCCGGAGCACTGGTAAGTGACGAATACAGCCCAATCACCTTCGCCGTAGCTGAACCCAGCGTAATCAAACTACCCGCCGTGATCGTTCCTGACCCCGCATTGAACGGGATCAGGCGCACATACCTACCATCTATCGTGATCGAACCGCCCGCAGTACCTGAAATTGTCAGGTTCCCCAGCGAGGTAGAGGTGGTGCCGGACAAGCCGTAGCGGGTGTCTTGGTCAATAGTCAGGCCAAAACCGTTGACGTTGAATATGTCGCCACCCGTGCGCGCCGTGGCAGAACCAAAGATCGCTGCGTTCCCTATGTCACGCAGCGTCCCGCTACCTGTCATCGTGTAGGTCGTCAAGCCTCAACCCTCGTTAAGCGTCAGACACCGGCGAAATCGTGGCGCTGCCGCCCGTCGAGCCCAGCGAGCCCGTGGTCTTTGACGGCTTGATCGAGTCCGTGTAGTTCGGCCCCGTACCACCAAAACGCGCTTCAATGAACAAAGTCTGCGTGGCAGTCTGCACCGTGTTAAAGCTGATCGAAGTGCCCGAAGCCGAGCCGTCGATGTAGCTGATAAACGTGTTGGCGTTCGCACCCGCGTTGTTCGTGCTGAAGTTGTGGCTGGTGATCGTGAACGTCTTGGTGCCCGTGTTCACCGCAGAGTAAGGGTGGCGCGTGTAGCTGCCATCTGCCCGCTGAATGCGAATCGTGCCGCTGCTGGGTGTGTTGGCGGGTATCGCCTCGTTCACCACCACCGAAGTCACCGCCGCACCTGTCAACGCCCCGGCCAATGTCAACTGGTTCTTGAGCAAGCCGCCAGAGCCATCCTCCGGCCCCACCAGCACACGGTAGCCACTCAACACACCGTTCACTGTGAACACCACGTTGTTCGGCGGTTGGCGGGTCACACCGTCAAAGGCCGTGATCTTGTCGTTCACCGCCAAGTCAGCGTATTCCAGCGTAAAGCCGTAGGCACCCACCAGCGAAGAACCCGTAGAGGCACCGCAGAACGGGGCAGAAACGGTTTTCTCGCTCACAGCGTTCGACGCTGCCGTGGTGGCACTGACCGCGCCCTGCGTCACAGTCACGCTGTTCCCAGGCACAACACCCGTCAACAGCTGCACATACAGAATGTGATTGGTCGTGTCGTTGGCAAGCACCTGCGCCGTGCCTGCCGTAGCACCAGAACCCCAGGACAAAGGCGTTGCGCCGCCAGTGGCAAACGTGCCGCCTGTGGGTGTGCCAATGTCAATAACGTGGGTAATGCCCCGGAACTTCTCACCCGCCAAGCCGTACAGCGTACCGGTCTCACCGTTGCGGGTGATGTACTTCATGCGCTCGTAGAACTGGTTGATCGAGTACGTGTCCCGGTTCCATTCCGAGTAGTAATTCTCGACCGACGAATCCTGGTTCACGTCAATCTGCTTGAACCCTGCTGTGGTGTTCGTGATTGCCGTCCATGTGGCAACCGTGCCCGAACCCGTGGTGTTGTTCAAGTCATCCGCATAAGTCAGCGGCACCACGTTCACACCCCGGCCAGTGGCGGGGATACGGAACTCGCTGAAGGTTTTGCCCCATTCGCGGGTTGTGAACAGCAGCGCAGCGTTGTCAATGAACGCACCAGCGGTCTTGACCTTCACCATGAACTGCATGGCAATACCCGAAGCAGGTGCAGGGTTGATACCCGCAAAGGCTTCGCCGTTCGGGGTGTTGTTCCAGAACTTGTTGGTCAGCACCGTGTTGTTCTGAACCACGTTCACCACAACACCGCGAGCCGCCACCACCGAAACGCCGTCATAAATCACTTCAGTGCCGCCCGAGCCCTGAATGATCGAGCCGCCGTAGATGTACTCACTGGCAGGCGTGGTGTGGGCATCGTCCAAGGTGTACCCGTTCACCAACGTGATGATGGTGTCGAACTTCTTGTCCGACGGGTTCGCGTTGGTGATGTCCATGAAGTCATCGTTGGCCATGCTCGCGTCGTCAGCGAGGTCTTGCAGCCATCGGTGCAGTTCAAGAACCGTCACGTAGTTTGCCGTGGCGGTGCCGTGTGCACCCCCGATGTATCGAATGCCCTTATCGGACTTCACCTGCCATTTTGTTGCGTCTAATGCCATGACGGACTCCTCGGGCTAGGACGTTCCGCCAGACACGCCCGTGCTGGCTTCAACACAAAAACAATCAAATACCGCCGTACACCACCGTACCCACGCTGCGGCGGGCACGCTCTTGCTCTTTGCGCGCTTCTGAGCAGTAGGCATAGAACCGCTGCTCGTACTCATCCGACTTACGGCGGTTGAACGTTTCAGCGTCCTCTTTGCCGTAAGCCCTGTGCTTTACCCACATCAGCAGGCTCAGATGGTGCTGCTCGTCGACCTCGAGTTCCTGATCGCCGTCATCGGTGATCGTCACCAACGGCAGGCGGAACACCGACAAGTCGACGGTTGCATCGGCTGAAGGCTTAGGCCAGGCGCGCAGTTTGTTCTTTTCCAGCCCAGCCACCAAGGCCTTGAGTGGGCCGGTGCGGCCGTCAAACCTGACGCCCTCCGCACCTGCTTTTTCCATGTTCACGAGCGGCAGTTCTCTGCCTGTCGCGGTGTCGAATACCTTGCGTACCTTCAAGATCCGCTTGTCGGTCGCGTACCATTCGACACCGGCCTGGATGTCCAGGCGGGTGACGGCAACGGTTGACGAGTCCTCGATACCCTCGGTCAGACGGCAAAACATCTTTTGCGCGTCGTCAAGATAGCGATACAACAGGGAGTCCGACCACAGGTAGGGCTCCGCGAGATCGTTCATCTCGTCCCGGAAGGTCTCGATGAGCTCGGTCGAGTTCATGCTCACTCGTCCTTACCGAGCTTGAATTTGTTCCATGCGGCTTCGCGCTCTTTCGCGCTCACCTTGAAGCCCACAGCTTTCTCCACCACGGAGTCCTTGGGGTTGCCACCGGCGGTGAAATCCGAGCTGTCGTTGCGCAGCACGATCGCCTCAAAGGCCTCAAAAAGTGCGGCCTCGCGCTCAGCAGGGGCGGTTGGGTAGTCAGGCTTCTTCACCACGGGCTCTGTCAGCTCTTCCTCTGGCACAGCGCCTGCGGCAATCACCTCGGCGTACATCTCAGGAGGTACGTGGGTGGGTTCGCCTTTTTTGAACGATACGGAATGCCCGAAGGCCGATGCCACTACGCGGTCACGATTCAGGATGAACTTCATTGGTCTGTCCTTGAGTTATGAGAAACGGGGCCGAAGCCCCGTCGGATCAGTTAGGCTGCACCTCGTGGGCACGGCCGGCGATCACGTATTCCACCTGCACGCGCAGGCTGCCAACGGTCACGGCATCTGCAAACACAGGGGTCACGATCAGGTCAGCGCCATCGGACACGTAGCCGGTGGGGACCAGCTCAGTGGCGCCGAGGGCGGCGACGTTCACGTCGTTTTTGTAGCGGTTTGCTACGGTCGAGTCACCCACGTCCAGAGTGGCAGTGGCCGCATCAAAGGCGGTGTCCACAACCACGCGGCCGCCGATCACCATGGCGTTGGTGGGCAGCTTGATGGCTGCCACCGGCACGGTGGACTCGTTGAGGTTGGCGACGTTGATCGTCACTTCAGCGAACAAAGGGTACTGACGACCGTTCGCGGGTTTCAGGGTGGTGTTGGCCATGTCGGGCTCCTAAGAAGTTGGTTATGCAGGGCGGGCTTGCGCCCACCCGTTACTCATCACTGAGCTGCGTAGCAGGAGATCACGCCGAAGTCTTCAACGGCGCCGGCCTCGTAGATGTTCGAGAACTTCGGCTTCAGGAAGCCAGCGATCTTGCCGACGCTGATACCCTGCTGGTTGCCGTAGTCGAACTCTTTCTCTTCCCACTCAGGGGCGCCGATGTCGGCCATACCCAGTGCCTGAGCGCCGCAGAACAGCATCTGCACGCCGTCCACAGCACCGCCTGCACCCCACTTGGAGCCGGAAGCGGCACCCGAGGTGTTGTACACGTGGCGGAACTCGTGCAGGTAGATGCCGTCGATCTTCACGGTCGAGCCGGTGAACAATGGGTTCGACTTGTCACGCTCGACTGCGTGGCGCAGGTTGAGCATGTAGTTCTGGTCCATCTTCAGCTTGGCCATGGCCTGGGGCGTAACGAACGCGTGGAAGGTCTCCTCGCCGCCAGCCTCTTTCACGCCACGGATGTAGCGCTCTTTGGCAAAGGCCTTGAGCTGCACGAAGGTCGCCCAGGTCAGGGTGTCCTCAGCGGCGATGTCGCTGGTAGCGGCACCGGCGATCAGCCCGTTGGTGGCGTCCCAACGCAAGCGGCGGGCGGCGGTCGGGGCAGACACGTCAGCGGCGAACTCCAGGTTCGTCAGGTCAGAACCGACGCGGTTCGCGCCGTTGTTCTTCTTGGCATAGGACACGCCAGACATGGTCAAGAACGCCAACTGGTCGATACGGTCGGCCAGCCAGTAGGCCAGCAGGTCGCGGCTGTTGCCACGGAACTCGACGATCGATTTCTGGTCAGCCATGCGGCCTTCGTGACGGTTGGCATGACGCAACTGGTCAATGCGGATCACCTGGTCGAAGGTCTGGAGGGCTTCTTCGTTGCCTTCCAGCGTGCGGTCGCCGGCAACGCCGTCGCCCTGCAAGTCAGCCAACAGAGTGATCACGGCGCGGGCGCCCTTCTCATTCTTCTTCAGCTCAGTGATGTGCTGAATCAGGCTGTTGGGGCCTTTGCCCAAGAAGCGGTTGATAAAGCTGTTGTTGCGGGCCTGCTTCCACAGGTCCATACCCCAAACGGTTTTTTGTTCCGCGGTCAACGCGGCAAAGTTGGTCAATGCCATGGTGGCACTCCTTAGACGATAGGCGATCAAAAAGCGGAGAAATCCGCGCTCTTTGCCGATGTGTCGTCTCGACCAACGAAGTGTGGAAGGCTGCTGTCGGGAGCCTCGCCCTAACCGAGATGCCTCAAGTGTACAACAAAAAAGACCTCGTTCGTCAATAGATGAACGAGGTCAAAGACCGCAACGGTCTGTGGCAAATTTTTATGGGTGTTTATGGATCACAGCTCGTCGCCACGCATACGGGCCAGCATCTCGTCGCTGAGTTTGCCGAAGTCGTCCTGACTCAGTTTCATGACGTCTTTGGCCGTCAGAGCACCACCGGCCTTGTCGCTGTCCAACCCTACTTTCGACGCATTGGGCGGCTGCTTGCCCACGGCGTCCAGGGTCTTTTTGACCGCCTCTTTCTTGCGCTCTTCCTTGACCTCTTTCGCCACGTCCTTGTCGCTCACACGGGGCGTGGTGTCAATGGCCTTCTGCTGCGCCTTGGTGCGGGTGCCGAGCATCTTCTCCACGGCCTTCTGCATGGCATCTGTGGGGGTCAGACCGCGGCGGCTTTCGTACGATGCCTTCAGGTCGACGATGTCCTGCATCATCTCTTCGTCAAAGTCGTCGGACTCCGGGTTCAGTTCAGGGTAGGCCTGCTCAATGCGCTCCAGGGCAATGTTGTAGCGAGCGCGCTCAGTTGCCCGGGCCTCGGCTGCGGCAATCTTCATGTCGCTCTTGGACTCCACCACCTGGCGCTCCAGGTTGCGAATTTGGCTCATCAGCGCTGAGGCTTTTTCCACCTCGCCGTCGGCCAGCAGCTTTGCGTAGTCCTTCTCCAGACCGATGATCTTCTCCTCGGCTTTGGTGATGTTCTCGTTGAGCTCAGCCACCTCACCGCCACGCTGGAACTGCTGCAGCTTTTGCTCCAGCTCAGCGCGTTTTGCGCGCTCTTTCTCCAGCAGGTCCTTGTGGCGGCTCAGCGGGATGCGCTGGTCCTTTTTCTTGGGCTTGTCGTCCGCCTTGGGCTCGTCCCCCTCCCCGGCGTCCGGGTCGTCAGGGTCGACGTCGTCCTCGTCAGTGGCCTCGGGCACTTTCGGCTCAGGCTTGGCTGCGGGGGTGTCCGGCTCGTCATCTGTGGGGGTGAAGTCGTCGCCGCGGTCTACGGCGCCTCCCAGGTCGTTGCCTTCCCCGTCCATCGGGGCGTGCAGACGGTGCATCAGAGCTTTCAAAAGTGGGTTCATGTGTTGCCTTTCGCTGGTTGCGGTTGTTGTGCAGCCGCCGCTGCCTGGGCTGTCATCTGTGCGCGGCGGTCTGCTCGGTCCGCGGCCATCTGGTGCGACTTGAGGCGCAGCTCATTGTTCTGTTGTTCGCGCTTGAGGCCGAACTCCATCATCTTGAGCTGTGTATCGCGCTCGAACTCACGTTCCTTCAGGGACGCTTCATGTTCTGCCTGGCCTGCCTTGACTTCGGCTTCGGCCATCTTCGCCTGCCCCGAGCCGTCGTCTGGCTCGCCTTGGGCAGCGATCTGGGTCTTGACCATGGTCTCCTGGACCTTGGCCTGCTTGAGCTGGGCATCGGCGCCCTTCTGGGCCACCTCGCTCTCCACCTTGGCCACTTCCGCCTCCTGGGCGCGGCGCTGCAGTTCCTTCTGCGCCTGAGCCTCTGGGCTGTCCTGGTCGCCCTGGAGCTGGCGAATAATGTCCTTCTTGTTCATCAGACGGCTGGCGTCAATCAGCACCGCGTCGGGGATCTGGACGCCCATCTCGCGCAAGGCCACGGCCTGCTCGAACTGGCTGTCTTCCAAGGTCTCGCGCACCGGCACGCTCGTCACCACCACGCCGTACTCGCCGATGGTCAGGTCGTTCACCACGGTGCCTTCAGGTGTCACCTGGTTGATGGTGAAGTTCTCGGTCTCGCCGGTCACCTGATCGTGGGTGATGGTCAGAATCCGTTCCTCTGTGTAGAACGTCTGCACCAGATCCAACACATTGCGCGCCAGGATGTAGTCACTGCGGGTCAAGTTGTCCAGCGGCTTGGCCAGGTTCGTGCTGCCCGCCTGGCGCTTCTTCTCAATCGCCTTGGCAGCCACGTCCTCACGGTCAAAACCCTGCATGCTGTCGCTGACGCCGGAGATCGTCTTGATCGACTCCTCGGCCTTGTAGCTCACCCGGTCCAGGCCCTGCGGCACCTGGTTGGGCTGGATCTTCTCGATGGCGTCAGTCTCCGTGACCTCCACCACCAGCCCGGTCTGGGCGCCCTTCTCTTCCAGCTCCTCGACCGTCATGTTCACCAGCGCACCGGCCTTCACCTTCCAGCCGCTGTTGGCTGTGGTGTTGACGATGTGCAGCTCCTGGCTCGTCACCTTGTTCAGCACCTCTTGCGGGCCGGTCAGGTTCTCCACCAGGCCGATCGTCGTACCGCGGCGGAAGTGCGGGAAGTACGGCACCACCGTAAAGTGCTTGTACGGGCTCCAGTCATCGTGCAGCACCACGTTATCCGCAATCGCAGTCCACTTGATGCGACGCACCAGCTTCGTCGTGACCTGGAAGCCAAACTTCTCCACATACCAGGCAATCCGGTTGCGGTCAAAGTCTTCCGGTATAGCGCGCATGTCCCCCGTCTGGGACGACACAAAGTGCTTCTGGCGGTTCAGCTCACGGTACTGGCGCTCAATCAGCCGGATGTTGCGCATCACATTGCTGTTGTCGTAGTCGCCTGTGTACATCGGGTTGAACCGGTCACCAAAACGGTCGCGGTAGGCCTGGATGCTGTCATAGCCATACGGGAAGTAGCTCTGCTCGCGGTTGCGCAGCAGCTCTGCATCCCCCTCGTTGTACAACACAGCAATGTCGTCGGCCGTGACCCATTTCGTCGTGAACACCTCACCCCAGGTGTCCGGGTCGTACTCCTCGCCGTCCGGGTCGATGATGACGTTCTTCGGGTTCAGGTTCTCAATGCGGACCTCACCCTCGACGCTGTCGTTGTGGTCCAGCCGCACGTCCAAGAAGCCACGGCTGGTGATCACACCGTCGGCGAACATATCACTGCGCTTCCAGTCCAGCTGGTTGTTGTCGCTGATCTGCTTGAAGACCTTCGACAGGATCTCCGCCGTCTCCACAGGGGCGCCGTTCCTCGGCCGGAAGCTGATCTCAGCCCGGTTGAAGATCTGCTCCCCCATCACGTTGGAGATCGTGCTCAGGATCTTGTTGATCGTCATCGCCGGGCGGCGCACCCGCTCCAATGCAATCTTGTCGGCACGGTCCCACTGGTCTCCGCGGAAAAAAGCGTCACACTTCTCCGCATTCTGGACGTACTGGGCATGCCCGTTGTCACGGGCCCAGGCGTAGCGAGTCCACTGTTTGGTGGCTTTTTGAGTGTCGATGGGCATGGTTACACCTCGGTTGTATTCTTCAGAGAGCGCCAAAAACCGGTACTCTCAAACGCCTGGATCTCAAAGAGGCTGATCCCACCGACGCGGGGGTCGATGATGTTGTTGTAGTCGATACTGATGGAGTTCCCCCAAGTACCCATGCGGTCGTGTGTGGCGGGCGGCGCACAGGTCAGCCAGACCTGTGAGTCCGGCGGGAACACACGACCCCCAAAGCTCGCCTCCTTGGAGACACCGAAGAAAAACACAGCCCTGTCCGGGAATACTTCTATAGTCACCGCAGTGGTGATGTCGCCTGTACCTGCGTCGACTACCGAGTCATACTGCCCGTCAAACTCCCACTCCCAGAAGGTCTCGTCGGGGCTGACGGCTCCGTACCCCCAATCCCCGTTCGGCGCTTCAACGTAGAACGAAACCCGACCATCATCCCCGATCGACCGGTGCCAAGCCGACACAGGACCAGATAGCGAGATCTCTGCTGACACCCTCATCCCCTGCCCAATGAACACCCCTCCCCCCAAGCCAAAGACCCACTGGTAGTTCTTTCCTAAACCGACCAAGACTGGCGGGGGGTATGGGTAGTTGTCGTCCCAGCCGTACGGTTTCGTCAGGTTGTAGGTATCGGACGTGAACGACAGGATCGGGTCCTGCAGCGTACCGTACACGCCGGGGTTAAAGTGCTTCACACAATACTCGTCGGGGAGCCCACGCAGCACCCCGCCTGACACATGCACCCCACCGGAGCGGAGCCGGAAGTTGGTGTCCCCTGGGTAGGGGTTGGGGGATTGGGTGTACGGGCCTGTGGCGCCCCAGTTGTACGTCGCCGACAAGTACGCAGTACCAGCATTCCCTGTGAACGACCGCCCAACGAAAGGCATGTAGTACCCGTCCATATCGGTACTAAAGTCTTCGCGGATAAGAGTACGCCAGGTCATTTGCTACTCGCGAGCGTCATCACGCCACCATGTGACTGACCGAACCGCTGTAACCCTTGAGCTTGTCTTTCCATGACTTTAGAGCCTTCGCCTGTTTGATGCGCGGGGGCTCTCGACCCACCGCCATTGTCGCCATCCAGGCCAGCGCGTCGACTTGATCGTCGTGCACACCGGCCGGGAACCGAAGCATCTCCGTGCGAGCAGTGTCAAACCACTCAGCACCATCAGCGAAGCTCACCATCCCCTGTTGCATCCGCCCTTGCAAAGGTCTTGCACGGGCCAGCTTGTCGGTAATGGGTTTCAGTAACTGGGTCGAGGGGTAATACTGCCGCTCCCTCATCCTCTTCTTCAAGAGGCTTTCAATGGCACGAAATATCTGCCCATCCTCAAACCCCAGCACCAGGTTGGGATTATGCCACCGCTTGCACGTATTGAGTATCGATTCAACGATGAACATGCCGTCCCCCGACTTGAAACGCACAATTTCCGCCACGTGCAGCACGTCCTCACTGTCCTGCAGCCCCACGGCGATCACGGTGTAGTCGTTCTGCTTCTTCTCGCTGATCGCAAAGTCGCAGGCAACGAACACATTGCTCTCGGACAGCCTAGGCAACGGGCGACGACGGAACTGGTCCTTCGTGAAATACGCACCATCGTCCGGCACCGGGTTCTGTTGGTACAGCGCAGCCCAGAAACGATTCGGAATCGTCTTCTTGATCCGGTTCAACTTGATCAGGTCGTAGCGCTCCGGGTGCAGCGGCGCGCCTTTGGGGCGAATAAACCGGTAGGGTGTGGTGTTGTGCTCGAACTCAATGCCGTGCGCGGTGTCGGCAGGCACCTGCGCCACGTCGTACTCAATAAGGTCCGTCTCCAGGTTCAAAAACTCATCGTGCTCGGCAATCGCCGGGTACTTCACCAGCTCGAACTGATCGGCCTCGTCGTCAGTGGCCATGGCGACCTGTAAACGTCCAGCAAGGTCGTCGTCGTGCCACCACGTCTGAATGACCAGCACCCCGCCACCAGGAGCAAGACGCGTGTAAGCAGTCGATCCGTACCAATCCCAGAGCTTTTCACGTGTTTCAGCACTGTCGGCCTCCTCGGCGTTTTTGATAGGGTCATCGATCAACAGGACGTGCGCGCCCTTACCCGTGATACCACCGCCCACACCCGCGGCAACGTAGCCACCTCGCGTGCCCTGAATACCCCACTCCTCATTGGCCTGAAAGTCCGGGTGCAGCCGCGTCTCGAACACACTCTGGTAGCTCGGGTCGTTGAACACCTCCTTCACCTTGCGGCTGAAGGACATAGCGAGCGACACGTTGTACGAGCACGCGATCATCTCGTGATCAGGGTTGCGCCCCAGGTGCCAGGCCGGGAACATCCGGCTGGCCAGCTCACTTTTGCCATGACGCGGTGGCATCAGGATCATGAGGCGGGGCGAGAGCCCTTTGGCCACGTCGTCGCTGAACTTCTCCAGCCGACGAGCAATGTCACGGTGCACCCAACCCGCGTCGTAGCGCGGGTTGATGCGCTGAGTGAACGGAATCAGGCGACGTTTGGCCAGGACCCGCTCGGCCAGCTCCTTCTGGGCCAGCGCGAGGGGGTTAAGTTGGGGTGCAGGGGGTTGAGCAGGGGGTTGAGTAGGGGGTTGAGTAGGGGGTGCTTTTTGGGCGTTTTTAGGCGACGGGGCTGCTTTGCCCTTACTCTTCGTCAAAATCGTCCCCTACGGCCGTTTCTGGGCCTTCCAGGAGGGCTGGCGCTGCCCCAGACTCGATGATTTTCAGCAAATCCGCGTCTGAGAGTGCATTCATACGGCCCATTGCGATCGAACCCTGCACATTCACGTCCACCTGGACCTTCCTAGGCTCGTAGTAACCGCACATCCGACCGATCTCCCGGGCAGCAGAGACCATCGACGCGGGTTCCGCAGCCAGCTTGGCAAAGTCATAGCTCTCCAGCAGCATGTCCATGACCTTGCGCCGGGTCATCTCGTTCTGCTGCTCGAACAAACGCCGTTCTTCGTCGATCACACGGATCACGTTCGGCATCTTGATCATCCGGTAACCCAGGCTGTACTGCGCGGTGGAGTAACCGGCCCGTGCCATCGCGTTCGGGATTGAGTCACCCGCGGCGTAGTGCTTGGCAAACAGACGCTGCTTCTCAGTGAGCGGCTTGTCAGGGCTGACAGACGCCGCAGCAGCCATGGTCGAGGTGTCGGGTGACTTGCGCACGGCGGTGCCACGACCTTCGGGCTTGGCTTTTGTTCGCTTCGGTGTCCGGGTGATGGGTTGCCCTGCTGGCATGGCTTCTTTTATCTGTGAACGATGTACGGGGATTTTAGCGCGAAGAAATTTTTTGCAAAATTTTTTAGAAACACCGCCGCGTAGACACTCCCTACCCCCTCCATCCGAAGCACCACCCCACTTCGGATTCGGTTTCTCCGACGAGGGTAGGAGTCCCTTCTCCCTGCGCCACACCGTCTCGTTCTTACCTTACGCCGAGCAAGCTCGGCATGTCTTCTGGTTTGTTTGAGCATTTCGCTCATTCATTCAAACCTCAGTTCCAGGAGAACACACATGTCCGCTATCACCAAAGCATTCATCACCGCTGGCTCTATCACTGGCAAGGCAGGTGCCTATGCGTGGGAAGGCACACGCCTCGGTGCTACCTCATTCGCACAAGGTGCCAAGCAAGGCTACACCGACAAGGCAGCCGAGCTCCGCGCACAGCGTCTCGAAGTAGCAGCGTCTCGCACTGCCGCCATCACCGTGCAGAGCAAGCTCAAGACTGCCAAGGCCTAAGCACACAGGACAAAGGCTAACGCCTTTGTCCTTTGCCTCGAAGGAATGGGGCGCGGGGAAATGGGAAACATCGTTAATCGTTCATCTGTAAAGGAGTTCATCATGACCACACTGAACAAAATGACCAAGGCCGAGCTCATCGCATTGGCCCAGCAGCAGGGCGCGACGATCGCAGACCTGCGCAACAAGTTGAGCATCGCTCAGGCACAACGCAACACCGGGCGCGGTGGCGTGACACGCAGCGACTGGCCCACAGCGGCCGGTGCTACAAGTACTACAGGTGCTGCTCGATCGGCACACAAGTTGCCCGAGCACTTCGTTGCGGCGCGTGAAGCAGCAATGCGCTTAGGACGCAGCGTCCGCGTGGGTGCGTGACGTGATCGAAGCAGTATTGCTCTTCGGGGCAATGAACATCTTGTTCGAGTTCGTTCTGCTCAGCATGTTGAAGCCGCGCACTCGGCTCCGCGTGCTGGGATCGGCTAATTACCGAAATCTATTACACATCGGTTTCTTATTACTAAACCTCATGATTCATTGGGGAACGCTGATAGGAACCATGAGCGCAGTCATGGCGTTCATCAGTAGTTTGGTGACCGTGCAGATCGCCATGAAGTTGTTTGGCTACGTGGTTGACAGTCAGTACTACCACGTCGGCCTCATCAAGTATTCAGTCAAGGAACTGCAATGAATGCAGATCGCATTGTCTTCACAGCCTGCCTCATCGCAGGCTTTCTTTTTTGTGTCATCGCCCTCAGCGGCAATCTTCCTGGAGCTTCAACATGATCAATCGTCAACCCAGCTACATCTACATCGAGTTCGGCGAAGTAGACGACGACCTCGACTTTGCCAGCACACCGGAAGCAGTGCTGCGTGCCAAGTCCGAGTTGCTGGCCGACTTCCTCGGCTGCGACGTAGACAGTGCCGAGCGCTTGTTGCTCGACCGTGTCACCGACATCGGAGTGTGATGCCAGCGGACTGGGTTGCGTGCAGCCCAGTACGAAGTCATCCCGGCTTCAATCAACCAAGGAAATTGAAATGAGCAAGACCATCAACACCACACTCGCTACCACCACCAACGAATACTTCGACCTGCTCGACTACACACATGACATCGTGGAAGCCTATGTCGCTGCACAAGTAGCTCAATCCACAGCATGGCGCATCGACACCATGATCGTCTCCGAAGCTCGCACCATCTTCAAGACCGTGCGTGAACTGCTGTACCAGCAAGGTGTGGATGGCTACGCTGAACTCACCACTGCGCTGGCAGAAGCAGAGTTCGCCGAGCAGTCGTTCATCGAAGCTGGCACGTGCATCGACGGCAGCGTTGAGAAGCTGCGTGCACTCAATGCACAACGTGATCAATGGCATGACCTCGCTGCTGATCTCACGTCCATGACGCACATGTCAGTGCTGCGACGCGGCGTACCAGCAACATACGAATGGCCCACACTCGAATCTGCGTTCTTCAAAGAGCAGTCCATGAAGGTCAGCGCGGACACACAACGTCGCTTGCGCATGAGTGCGGTGCGTACAGCTGAAGCCTACGGCATGGCCGACCAAGCTGAAGCATTGCTCGAACGCAAGATGGATCGCCAGAAGTCGCAGCTCGGGCGCATCGCTGAAAACATGAAGCAATCCGCAGGTGCTGTCTTCGCCATGTTCCAGCTGGCACTGCGCAACGACGACGAGTCTGCTGCGTCGCGAGACAAAGCGTTCTACGCACTGCCTCTGGATGCGCAGCGCATGCTGATCGACAACGCGATCAAAGCAGCGGAGCGTGCAGATGAATACGCTGCCAGCGAACGCAACATGACAGACAGCGAGTACGACCGCATACTGATGTCGGTGATGAAGACCGTCAAAGATTTGCGCAACGTGTGTGGCGCACCGAAGTTCGTCACAGCGTTGCGTGTCCGTGACGCAGCGACTGCGTTGATGTGATGTAGTGATGCGCACGTGGGCTACGGCCTGCGTGCGCACATCTTTTATCGTTTGACGACCTTATGGGAGACCTGTCGAACTTACGTCCTTACCGGACTTCTAACTTCTCTTTATACAACTACTATACTTATTACTTCTTCTCTTCTTTTATTTCAATTTAAACTTTATTACTGTAAGAATGTAAGAATGTAAGGTATAAAAAGAGAAGAAAATAAGTAAATAGAGGTAGGATACGCACCCTGTGACCTCGTTCATCTTTGAAAGACACTGACATGCAACTTGAATTTCTGCAGGCACCTGAGCAACTGACCAAGTCGTACACCAAGACATCTTCTGGTGTGGTGAAGACACCCTACCCCATGACGTGGGAGTTCACATCAATTGCTGAGCAGTGCACGTCACTGCAGCAGTTTGAATCACTGATCAAACAGCATGCAGCACAAGGCCACTGTTTGCTCAAGGGCAGCATCGCTCGTCCGCTTGTGCGCGAGTCACGTGCAGGCAGCACCGACACCAACGCAGTGACCGAATGGATCGTGCTTGACCTCGACGGTCTGCCTGACACGATCGATATGCTGGCTCCGTCAGGTGCCACACAACAACTGCCTCTGACCATTGATCTGTTCTTGCAAGAACTCGGCCTGCAAGACATCAGCTACATCATTCAATGGTCTGCGTCTTATGGGATCAGCGACAAGAAGATCCGCGCTCACATCTTCATGCTGCTCGACAAGCCCTACGCAGCACCGTTGCTCAAGCAGTGGTTGATTCAGAAAAACCACGAGGTTCCAATTCTTCGCGGCAGCATGGGACTGACCAAGACAGGCAACTCCATCTCGTGGCCTCTGGACATCAGCGCCTGTCAGAACGACAAGCTCATCTACATCGCACCACCCACCCTGAAAGGACTCAAAGACCCGATGGGCAAACAGCCCCGTATTCAGCTGGTCAAAAAACTCACAAACAAACTCAGCCTCAACGGCATAGTCAACACCACCACCAAAAACAAAGAGCTCACCAACAAGCGTGTCGATGAGCTGCGCGAAGAAACCGGTTTACCCAAACGCAAGCACCTGACCAAGATGGTCGGTTCAACTGAGGTCATGCTCAAACCAGACGAGTGCATCGTTACCGATGTCAAAGTCGAGCGTGGCTTTGTCTACTTCAATCTCAATGGCGGAGACTCATGGGCCTACTACCACCCGGAAGACAACCCGGACTACATCCACAACTTCAAGGGCGAGCCGTCCTACCTGACCAAGGAACTGCTGCCCGATTACTGGCAACAACTAACAGGGAGTGGTTCATCCACACGAACGAGCTCCAGCGGCCTGTTGTATCTCGCTTTCTGCGATCGTCAAACCGGCGTCTACTGGCGCGGAACCTATGACCAGAACAGCGACGTACTCGACATCGTCCCTGCCAAGAACGAAACACAGCTGCGCCACTTTGCCAAGCAATATGGCGTACCCATGGGTGATTTCGTCCCTGAGTGGGATCTGACCTTTGATCCCAACGACACCGTGCGCGTTGACCCCAGCAACCGCATCGTCAACAAGTTCCAGCCCACGCAGTACATGTTGAATGTCGGCACCAAGATGCCCAAGGCCGTACCAAAGACCATCTTCAAAGTCATTGACAACGCTTTAGGCAACGACCCGGACATCTTGGTGCACTTCATCAACTGGCTCGGCGCCGTAGTTCAAACCCGTGACCGCACTCGCACCGCATGGGTGCTGCACGGCACACACGGCACCGGCAAAGGCATCCTCACCAGCAAAATCCTGCGACCGTTGTTCGGCGCTCACACCGCTACACGCCGCATGGAGGAGCTCAACGAGAAATACAACCACTTCATGGAAGGCAGCTTCCTGGTGTTTGTTGACGAGGTGCAAACCAAAGCACTGCAGAACGAGCGTGGCGTCATGGCCAAGCTCAAGAACTTCATCACAGAGTCCACAGTCGCCATCCGTGCCATGTACGCCAACGCGACAGAGGTACGCAACCACACCAACTGGATCTTCATGTCCAACATGAGTGATCCCATCTCTATCGACAAAGAAGACCGTCGCTTCAACGTCGGCAAGTACCAGCCCAACAAGCTGATCATTACCGACGCCGAACTGGCCTTGATCGACAAAGAGCTGCAGACGTTCTACGACTACCTGGCCAACATGCCTGTCGACTTCGACAAGGCTGGCCAAGTGATCCACAGCGACGACCGTGACACGATGATCTCGATCAGCGAGTCCTCTATCGACACCGTAGGCAGCGCGCTGCTCGAAGGCTCATTCGAGTTCTTCCTGGAACAACTGCCCACAGACAAGTCGCACGAACGCAACACACTGCAGATGAACAAGGTGACGGACTACACCGAGCTGCTCAAAGCCCTGATGCTGCGCACTGCACCTAACGGTCAATGCAACATCACCCGCGAAGAACTACGCACATTGTTCGACTTCACCATCGGTGGCGTGCCCCAGTCACCTAACAAGTTCACTGCCCTGCTCAAACACCACCGTATCCATCTGGACGTTGTGTGGGTGGGCAGCAAAAGCGTACGCGGCATCAAGGTCACATGGAAAGACGTCAACCAGTTCTCTGCGTACACCAGCATGCACTTTGCCCCTGCGCCTGCTGCCAAACAAAGCACCGCAGCGACCGCAACAAAGAAACCCACCAAGAAAGCAGCGACTGTATGAACCGCGACAACCACGACGAAATTGAAATCCCAGGCCAATTTTGGGACGACCCCGACGAGCCCCCTATCTGGCCCGAAGTCGCACTTGCCCTGGGCGTGGTTGCACTGGCGTTCTCCATCATCATCGTGACGGCTTGGGGGTGGTTATGAGCAACAACAACGGCGGTCCGGCGTTTCCCTATGAAGAACGCAATGGTGACGGCTATCCAGTAAAAGATTACTTCGGCATCACCGTGCGTGACTATTTTGCCGCCCAGGCCTTGCAAGGCCTGCTTGCCGACCAAAACGTACATGGTGAGTTTGAGTCGTTTGCAAATAACGCCTACGGATTTGCCGACGCCATGCTGAAGGCAAGGGAGCAAGCATGATTGAAGCCATCGCCTACATCCTCATCATGTTGGGCATACGAGACGCGAAGAACAAGCGAGACAAAGTTGAGCCCGCTCCCGTCTCAGAATCGTTCGACAAGTGCAAGGTCGTGTCGCTTGGTGGCGCTGGTCGGGCAGCCACCAATGGCAGGGTTCTGCGCATACGGATACCCAAGGACAACCTAAGCCTAGAGGTGGGCATAGAAACAGCGACCCTGGTAGCGAACGCACTCGAAGCTCTCGGCGTGAAGCCTGATGGGGACTGCACTGTGGAGCGGGATGATTTTAAGGAGCAAGCATGAGCGCAGTCACACAAGCCGATCAAGACGAGCTGATCGTCGAGCTTGAGAACTACAAGACTGTTTACAGAACTATGTGGTTGGCTGTCCAAAAACTCCACGCCGCCAAAGGCCGCTATCACACCCAACTTGCAGCCGCCGAACTCTACGAACTGTGCGGCCTGCCCGCAGAAAGTCCGAAGAAATGAACGACCGCGAACTACTTGAACTGGCTGCGAAGGCGGCTGGTGTAACGATCAAATACAACTATCTTGGTACTCAAGATGCCCGTTGCCCTTGGAACCCACTTGAAGACGACGGCGACGCGCTTCGGCTGGCGGTGATGTTGAATTTAACGGTGTACCACTGGCCCAATGAGGTTTGTGTGTGCGACGAAAAAGGGACGGTGAATGAAGATTTAGCACGATGTGGCGACTTATACGCCGCCACCCGCCGCGCCATCGTCCTTGCTTCTGCTGAAATTGGGAAGGGAATGAAATGACCGACGAACTCAGAATCCAAGCCCTGCAAGCGGCACTCGACCAAGCAAACATGCAGATTATCGAACAGCGCGAGGTGATGCAGTTGGCGTTGGAGGAATTGGGGGCCTGCCGCTGGCACAAAGCCGTTGAAGCACTGCGCGAAGTGCTGGGGGAATGAAATGACTAAAACCCTCTGGCACTGGGACTGGGAGCAAGACGGCAGAGGCGGGTTTGACGGGCTTGCCACTTACTTCCCAGGCACACCACACGAAACCACG